TATAATAAAATATTACTCTACGAGCATACTCATCTGAGTGGGCTTTACCAAATGGTAGATTATCAATATCACGATATCCATCGTGGTATGATTTTGCGATGTACCATAGGTGATAATAATCTTCAAGTACAAGTCTTGTTGGTACTTTATCAAGTTCAAGGGTCAACCCATCGGTAATAAACTTCATTGGTGCCATCCAAGTATCACCATCATTAGTAATGATGTGTCTGAATGATTTAGGTAGATTTAGTCGTTGGAAACCCTCACCACGATTTGGTAAATGTATCGTTTCGTGTCTTTTGTCGTGTTGGAAGAACCAAGGTAGATTTGCGTTCCACATCCAAGTACGGAAATATAATGAATTTCCAGGGTCTGCTACAATATTCCAAGATTCCACCGATGTATCGTTTAATATACTCCAATCAAAATCATCATCCACTTTTAATTGTTCATCTGCGTCCATTCTCAGAATCCAATCACACCCGTGGTCTGCTTTCAAACACTCTTGTAAAGTATGGTCACGATTCCAACCAGGAAAGTTCCAATCTACATAATAAGTAAAGCCAGGAACACCCTTTGATTTAAAAAAACTATCAATAATCTCTTGAGTTTTGTCTTTACCATTACATTGAATTACATAATAATCAATATAATCTACAACCGAGTCTAACATTCGTTGGATGGTAGCTTCCTCACTACCAACCATACCATTTAGACATATTTTACTATTTTTCATAACTTATACGTTTAAATATTCTGCTTTTTGTTTTACACCAATCAGTCGTTTGACCTCTTGACCATTCTCTAATAGAACGACTGTTGGGACACTACGAACGTTGTATTGTTGAGCAGTAGCGGAGTCTTCATCGATGTTTACTTTTTGTACTGGGATTGTGTTACTAACCTCTGACATAATTGGTCCTAACATTCTACACGGACCACACCAAGGTGCTGAGAAATAAAGATATTGTTTCATATTAACTTTTTTTAATTTACATTCACTTTTGATGGTGAGGGGGGTAGCGAACTCCCCCCACCGATTTCCGAGAACTATCTCGGTCCTAAGATGTGGTCTTCAAACCACACTTCGGTTACCCATCACATGAGACACAATCTGGGTCGGTAGCTCTCATAGCGATATCACCACGAAGTACTGATTCAGTTCTCATATAATATAGGGTTTTGATTCCTTCCTTCCAAGCTTCCATATGGACTTGATTAATCCACTTAGGACTTGCTTGAGATGGAAATGCAAGATTTAGGGAAACTGCTTGGTCGACATATTGTTGTCTGATACCTGCTTGTTTTACTAATTCTAACTGATTGATTTCTTTGAATGTTTTAAATACATCCTTCATCCAATCAACTTGCTTATTGTCGATATCAATTTGCTCGATACTTTCTTTATGTGTGAGTTTACCATTGACGTATCCCCAATTGTCCAACTCATTCAAGTCTTGGACTGAACCGCCATCTTCGAGTATTTTACCCCAAGTATCTTTGTTGTTGATACCAACTTTACGTAGCGCTCTCTCCAACTCTTGATTCTTACGAATAAATGTACCCTTTGCGGTTTGTTCAGTAAATACGTTTGCAGCCCATGGTTCGATACCTGCTGAAACGTTACCACTTAACTTAGAGTTAGATACCGTTGGAGCGATAGCTCTCAAGTGAGTATTTCTCAACCCACTACCAACACACCATAAAGGTTCTCCGTACTCATTAGCCAAATCTCTCGATGCTCTCTCAGACTCAATTTTGATTTGAGAGAATATCTTACGAGTTTCGAATTGAGCAGGTAGTCCTTCGAATGACATACCCTTTTGTTGTAAGTATGTGTGCCATCCAAGAACACCAAGTCCTAAAGCACGTCCCTTTTCAGCCGAACGTACTGAGTTCTCGAAACCTCTCATATTCTTTGCTCTCTGAATAAACTCTTCGAGTACACCATCCAAGAACCACGTTGCAGTATAGATTAAATCAGTATGTTTCCACTCATCATACTTAGATAAGTTTAGTGATGATAAACAACATACAAAGGAGTGTGACTCATCGGTATGTAGGGTGATTTCAGAACATATGTTAGTCATATGAACCTTCAATCCGTTGTTCTTATACATCTCTGGGTTTTGTTTGTTTACATTACCCTTATACATTACATATGGTTGACCAGTTGCTTTACGTTTCTGAAGTACCTTACCCCATTTACTACGTGCTTCGGGATTGCCATCTTCCAACTTTCTCATAAACTTATCACCAACGATTACACATTGATTTAAGTTCAAACATTGTCTATTCACATCACCTTTTGGTTCACGGATTTCAATCCACTCGTCAAAGTCATCGTGTTCAATGTTTAGATTCACCGATGCAGCACCTCTACGTACAGCTCCTTGGTTCGTTGCAAGGATTGTAGAGTCGTAAATCTTAGCGAATGGTACTACACCATCGGATGTTCCATTTTGAGTGATTTTAGTACCGGCTGGTCTAATCATATTGATACCAACACCCACTCCACCACCATGTTTAGCAAGTAACATCAATTCAAGGTTCTTTGACCCAATCTCTTGGATGGAGTCACCTACATCAATACCGAAACAACTGATTGGTAATCCTCTATCAGTACCAGTATTTGAAAGTACAGGTGATGCTAGATTTAACCAACCCTTCCATATGTAATCAAAAAACTTTGACGCCATTTGTGGTTTGTCAAGTCTACGTGCTACTGCCGTAGCAACTCTCCAATAAGCATCCTTTGGTTTTTCACCTGATAGTAGATACCCTTTGGATATAGTCTTAACATATATTTCAGTATTTGCCCATGTTGGGAAGTCTACTCCAAGCTCCCAACCTAATTCTTCTCCGTAATTCTTCATAACTTATTAAAATATATCGTCCCAATCTTCACCTTCATTTGCCTTACTATAATCAGTAGGTCTCAATGCGAAGAAGTCCGTGTGTGTATGTCCACCAGTTAAGTGATAGAACCATTCCAATTGTGCTGCTGAGTCCTCATCATATGTAAACGATGCTTCGTAGCCCAACTCATTTAATTTTTCATTTAGTCGTTGATTGATGAAGTTTTTTAGGTCTTCTTTTTTAAGATTCTCCAAATCACCCATCTCAAACATCTTATCAATGTATTTGTGTTCTAATGACTGAATTAATTCTGCAGCCTCTTTAATAGAGTCTTTACAATCACCCATCAGTTCAGGATACTCGTTACACATATGTTTGAACAACTGACATCCCATTCTTGAGTGTAATGACTCATCTCTTACAGACCATTTCATTTGTTGACCAATGCCCTTTAACTTGTTTCTCATTTGGAATGAGTAAAGTACTGCAAATGAAGAGTAAAGTGCGACTCCCTCAGTAAATGCTGAGAATATAGCGAGTGAACGGGCAACTTCCTTACGAGCTTCTGAATTGTTCTTCAAATCTTCGTGAGTGTAATTGTTTGTAACTTCAGCTAAGTTCTCAAAACGTTCAGCAGTAGCAGGTTCGTGTAAGAATGCCTCAAAGTCTTCCAATCCAAGTGACTCATTCAAATATGAATATGCGGTTGCATGGATGGTCTCTTGTGAACCGAACATCATAGCCATTTGCTTAATCTCATGCTTTGGAAACCAATTAGTGACCATAGTAGTCCAATAATCAGATACAGCACATTCCGTTTGTGCAAATCCAAGTAGGATATTACCCACTAAGTTCTTTTCTTCGGCGGTTAGATTTTCATTCCAATCCTTAATATCACCTTGCATTGGTATTTCGGTATGTAACCAAAAAGCCTGTGCTTGTTTCAACCAACCTTCGGTGTAATATTCTGGATATTCAAATGGTTTAAAAGGTACGCGATTGTCAAATAGACCCATACGGATTCCTTGTTAAATTGTTAGACATTATGTTTATTGGGGTGGTAATATATAGTCTCTAAAAACCAATATCACCACTCATTTCTTTATATTTTTGAGCTAATTCTTTTCTTACTAAACTCTCCCCTTGTTTCATATCTTTTTTGGTTTGTCTACCATTTATAGAGTCCTCATTATAGATGTGAATTTGACCAGTTGAGAAGTTTGCTTTAGATGGGAACGTCATCCCATCAGGACCGAAGCGATTCTTAATTACGTGCCATCTACCAGTTCCAGCAAGTTTATCTTCAATCTTACGAGAAAGTGATACCACAAAGTCAGCAGTCATCATCTTGGAGAATGACCCAGCAATCTTAGTACCTGTAATGATGTCATCTTCTGCACCACTTCTATTAATCTGAGATGCTGTGAATACTGGAACGTCATACTCACCAGCCATACCTCTAAGGTCTTCGATGATTTCTTCCAGCTCTTCGTGTCTCTTTTCTTTTTTTGGTCCTCGTAAAAGGTCAGCATAATCAACAATCACCAAATCTGGCTTCTTACCTTGTAAGGTCATTCTATCCATATGTGCTTTTAATGAGTTTACACTTGCAGTTTTGGTAGGATAGTGTTTTACAACAAGGTCGCCTGGCACATTTTCAACCGCCTTCTTAACATCATCCATATTGTATTTTAAATTAGCTACTGCGACCCCACTTAGTACAGCATCATATCTCTGACCCGTGTAACCTTCATTCAATTCCAAAGTATAATGTGCTACGACCTTACCCTTTTTCATTGCATTTACACCAATATTAACCAAAGACCACGATTTACCGATTCCAGGAGGAGCTGCAAATAGGATTAACTCACCTTTACCAAATCCACCTTGTGTAATTTCATCAATAACATCCCAACCAGTAGATACGACATTACGAACGCTATCCTCGTATCTTTCCGTAACCATAGTCTTGTATTCGTGGCCAATATCAGAATCTTGACCTGCTTTCATTGCAGTATCAATATTCTTTTTAATAGTTTCATACTTACCATCCTCTAATAAGGACACGGAATCTAAGATTGCGTTCTTGATAGACTGATTCTTACAAAAATCAAGAACTTGCTCCTTTACGTAAGGTAAATCTTCGGTTTCTAAGTGATTCCAAGCAAATTTAAGAGTATCCACGACTGAAGTCTTCAGTACATCCCTCTCAATACCATTTATCTTTACTTTAAGGACATCTAACGTTGGCATTGTCTCATACTCATCGAAATATTTTAGAGTAGTATTAACTAACCACTCAGACGCTTCCGAATCAAAGTACTCTGGTTTTAGTATATCATAGATTTGTCGAGTAAACGACCTATCTGATATGATAGCCGATATTACCTTATTTTGAAATGAT